TGCCGCTCTTCGTCGCGTACGCGCTCAGGTCGATCGGGGGCGGCGCGGAGGTGAGCGTCGAGCCGTCGTTGAAGACCACGCCCTCGCCGGCGTGGATCTCGCCCTCGACGGTGAGGTCTCCGCTGATGGTTCTGTCGCCCGTGTCGGCGAGCGCGATCGGCGTGCCGTCGTTGACGCCGTCGTCGATCCAGTCGCACGAGACGTTGATCACCCACATGTGTCGATCCGACTTGTCCGGACCGAAGTAGTGCGGCGAGGACTCGCGCGCGCGGATGCTGATGTAGGGCGCGACGACGATCTGATTCACCGCGCGGAAGACGGATGTCGCCAGCGCCTGCCCGCCCTGGAAGTCCTCGGGGTGCGAGCGAACGCGGACCTGACACGTCACCGAGAGCAGGGCCTTTTGGCGCCCGCCGATGAAGGGACTCGGCTGGCTGCCGCCGGTCTGCATCACCGAGACCGACTGCGCGGCGGCGTCGCTCGCGTTGTCGAGCATGCGCCCGACCCAAAGGTTGGATCCGGTCGGTGGTCGCGAGAGGTCGAGCCCCGCGGCCTCGAGGATGGTGGCCAGGTCTGCGGCGACGTCGCGCATCACTCGAACCAGACCTTTCGGAAGCGCGTCACGCCGCGCCCGTCGACGTGCTCGTCGATGGCCACGGGTCGCTTGCCCTGCTCAGGGATGGAGACGTTCGCGCCCGGGAGCCAGACGCGGTGGCGAAGCGTGATGACGGCCTCGGTGTAGACCACGGCCGAGACCGTGACCTCGTTCCCGGTGACGTCTCGGATGACCCGTCGCGTGGGTTGTACGCGCGCGGGCGCGGTCGTCTGCTCGCTCAGCGCGGGCTTGCCGTAGGCGTCCCGACCGGCGAGCTCCGCGAGGGTGATCTGCTGTGTGAAGAGGTGCGCGGGGCCGGCCATCACGCGAACCTCACGACGCGATAGGCAGCCAGCATTCCCTGCACCTCGGGCGCGAGGATGCTCTGCTGCGCGGCGCGGTAGGTCACGCTCCAGTCGCCCAGGGACTCGGCCTGGATGTCGCCGAACATGCCCCGACGACGGTAGGCCGAAGTGGCCACCATGACGGCGGCCTCCTGGATGTCCTCGGGCAGCGTCACCACGAGGGCCGGGGTCAGCTCGGCCTGCCCGGGTGTGACGTAGCCTCCGCGGTAGACGACCGTGATCCCATCCGGGCTCGGAGCGCCCTCCCAGTCGCGCACGGTGCGGGAGATGATCCCGCCGACCTCCGCGACGGTCTCGCGCCACGGTGGCCCGATGCGCGCCAGGGTGCCGTGGTCGCCGACGGAGCGGAACTCCTCGGGCGCGAGCTCGCGTCCGAACTCGTGCACGCTCAGGACCTCGACGACGGGTGCGCGGTTGAGTAGCACGAACGCCCCTCCGTAGCTCGTCGGGTGCTCGGTGAGTTCCTCGAGTTGGAAGGTCCGCCCGCAGAACGTGGCAATGGCTCGCGAGGCCGCGGTCACCATGCGCTGGACGCTCGCATCGGCGGTGATGCCGAGGTCACCCGCGACGGTCTCGGCCAGACAGAGGTCAACGGCGTTCGCCACGGGGACTCCAACGAGACGGGGCCGGGCCGGACGCATCCGACCCGGCCCCTAGAAATACCCTCGCAATGCGCATGGCCCGATGCTCAGGGTCAGAGGCAGCGAGGGTGTGTTCTCTGCATCAGGCAGGGAGCGAGTCGCTGCCGCCGAGCACGACCTGGGAGGCCGCGCCGAGCGTCGGCGTGGTGCCGCCCACGAAGGCCGCGGTCTCGGTGACGCGGAGGAACTCCTTGGCACCGGAGAGATCCACGTCGGACTCGGCGAGACCGCTCGCCGCGGTGATCGGCGCGATGGCCGCCCCCGGGAGATCGACCCAGCCGGTGCTGCCGTCGTCGGAGTGCTGGAGCTTCGCCGCGAGGGTGAAGCTGGTCGGCGTGCCGGTGGCCGCTCCCGCCTGCGCCGACAGCACGCAGGAGGAGAACGAACCGCGGTTGATGGCGGCGCTGTTACGCGTGCCGGCCGAGACGGCCGCGGGGACCGTGCCGGACCTGCACGCGATGAACGCGCCGATGTTGCAGGAATTGACGTTCATGGTTGATCTCCTCAGTAGTCCTTGATGCCGGCGAAGCTCTTGCGCCGGTACACCTGGAAGTCGCCGCGCATGATCAGGCGGAACGTGGTCTCGTCCTCGCCGAAGCGCGGGGCGTTGCTCGAGGTCAGCTCGACGTCGGTGTCGACTCCCCAGACGAGATCGCTCCACTCGCCGAAGAGCAGGTACTTCGGGTCGACCTTGGCCGACGTGCGGTACGGGAAGCCGCGCAGCGTCCCCCTGGCGAGCATCTCGTCGCGGAACACGTAGCCCGCGGCGTCGCGCAGTCCCAGGAGCTTGACCTCGACGGTGGTCGACATCAGGAAGCCGCGCTTCTGCCGGACGCGGTCGGTGTCGTCGACGATCTTCACGAGCTTGTCGACGTCGGCGATGTAGTGCGCGATGTCCGTGCCCGACTTGTTGACGAGCTGGGACGTGTCCATCAGCTTCAGGAGACCGGTGGGGACGTACTCGGTTCCGGCTCCGTTGATGCCTGCGGCCTCGAACGCGTCGCGGGCAGCGGTGACCATGTCGTTGGTCAGCTTGACGTCGTCGAAGCCGACGGCCGGGTTGCGGATGATGTCGTTCGACACGTCCGAGAGTGCGGCGTACTTGCGCGCCTTCAGCTTGATCTGGCCCGTGGTCGGGGTGCTCTTCGCGGGCGCCTTGCCCTCGCCGACCCACTCGCCCGTGGTGCCGCTGTCCTGCCGGCCGATCACGACCTCGCTCTTGAACGGCCGGTAGGTCGCGCCGAGGTCCTGCAGCACGAGCGTCGGGTAGAGCAGCTCGATGAAGTCGGAGGCGTATTCCACCGGAACGGTCGAGCCGCCCGCGGTGAACACGCTCTCCTGCAGGCCTCGCGACATGTCCTCGGAGCCGAAGCTCTTCAGGCGGTCGGCGAAGATGCTGCGCTCGGGCATGCCCTTCGCGCCGCCCGCGGCGAGGAACGCCAGGGCGAACTGGCCGAAGGCCTGGCCCTTCGCGCGCTCACGCGCCTGCTTCGGGGCGGGCACCTGGCCTGCCTTGGCCTTCTCGATCACCTGCGCGGCCACCACGGGGCCGAGCTGCTTCACCAAGTCTCGCATCTGCTTCGGGGTCATCGCGTCGCCTCCGGGAGGTTCTTCAGGATCTCGTCCGCGGCGAGCGCGGCGAAGGTGTTGATGTCGAACTGCTTCGCCGAGGCCTTCTCGTCCTCGTCGGACTCCTCGTCGTCGGCGCTCTTCTCCTCGCCGTCATCCTCGAGCTCGTCCTCGTCGGCGCTCTTCTCCTCGCCGTCGTCCTCGCTCTTCTCGTCGGACTCGGCGGGCTCGTCGTCGGCGCTCTTCTCCTCGCCGTCGTACTCGCTCTTCTCGTCGGTCTCGGACGCATCGGTCTTGGGCTCGTCGTCGGCGGACTTCTCCTCGCCGTCCTCGTCGAGCTCCTTCTCGTCTTCGTCCTCGTCGGCCGACTTCAGGGCCTTCGCGAGAGCGGCGGCGAGTGCGTCGACGTCGACGCCCTTCAGCGACTTCGCACGCACCGCGCGCTGGTTGCCGGGAATGGTCACGATGGAGATCTCCAGAAGTTCGTGAGCGTCGGAGTCGTAGCCGCCGCGCTCGTTGTCTCGGTAGTCGTGCATCAGGTAGCGGACCGAGACGGCGTTCATGAACCCGCCCTCGACCTTCTTCTCGACTCGTCGCGCGAGTTCGTCGTCTTGGTCGAACTCGATCTCGACCATCAACGCGTCACCGTCGACGAAGGCCTTGCCCTTGCCGATGGAGAGCATCCAGTCGTCGTGATTGACCAAGATGACGGGGTTCGCGTTGTAGGCGTCGAGCTGCCAGCCCTTCACGTTCAACCGGTCGTTGTACCTGTCGTATCCGCCGTCGTTCGCGCGGAACTTCCATTTGCGCGGCCCGGCCTCGCCGTCGGCGGGCGGGGCCTCGCGCTGGAAAGTCAGGAGCTTTGCGCGCTCAAGGGATGGCATCCCCTGTGTGAAAGGGCCGATTCAGCGCGATGGCTCGCGAAGCCACGGAGGTGGCGCGAAGGCGCGCTCGCGCCCCGCGTCCTCGGGCTCCTCGCCCTCGTCCTCGGTGGCGTCCGCTTCTTCGACGTCCTCCGCGATCGCGCCGGGGAGTGGGAGCGGATAGCCCTGGCGCCTCGGGTCCGGGGCGAAGCCGGCCAGGGCGCGCCACTCGTTGTACGAGAACGCCTGGGGGACGGTTTCCATCACCTTGAGTTGGTGCTCGCGGTCGGCGGGGACCGGCGAGTCGTAGTCGAGGATCGCGCCGTCGTTGAACGCGTCGACCAGCCAGGCCTGCAGCTCGGTGCGAAGGAACTCAGCGCGCGGCACGATGCACTGCTCGGCGAGGATCTCGCGCGCAGCGTGCGCGGTGGCGCGGTTGCTCGAGCTGATGTCGCCGACGATCTCGGGCGGCACGCGGTAGCACATGCGGACGAAGTCGCGCAGGTAGGTGCGGAGCTCGACGAAGGTCATCTCCTCGAGGTTCGTGTCGAGCCGGGCGATGCTCACCTCGCCTCCGGTGATCATCACGTGGCCGGCGCGGTCCGGTCCTCCGTGTGCGTCCACGAGGCCCTTCTTGAACTTCTTGGCCTCTTCAACTTGCCCTGCAACCAGCCCGGTGATCGAGATCACCGCGGCGGGGAGTGCGTTGTTGAAGAAGAAGTTCTTGGTGAAGCGGCTCGCGTACTCGTCGGTGTCGAGTTCGTCTGCGAGTGCGCTCGCCGCGCCGACGCCGCGCCCGAGCGGATCCGACGGATCGGGGTGGTGCAGATGGATGACGTCATCGGCGTTGAACTCGATCGACGTGCCCGCGGCGGTGATGGTGTATCGCTGCTCGCTACGAGCGAGTCGGAGGTCCGGCATCCGCACGACCCACGTCGGAGGAACTGGCCACAACCCCCCGACCTCGCCGCCCTTGCTGTCCTTTACGAGGAAGGCTTCGCCGACGAGGTCCAGGTAGACCTGCACGAGCCGCCACACCGCGCGCCCCGTGAGGTAATCGGTGGGATGGTCGATGACCGCGAGCGCGGGGTGTGTCGCGTCCTCCTCGAGGTCACCGCGTGCGACGAGGCTCTTGATCGCCGCGGCGCGAGGCAGGCCTCGGAGTCGAGCGAGCCCGCGCATCTGACGCTCGCCGCGCGCCGTCTTGGGTGTGTAGATGCGCCACGCTAGGTCCGCCGTGCCGTCCGCGACGGTGTCTACGACGGTGCGCAGCCAGGGCATGTCCCGATAGGCGCGGAGCAGCGCCGCGGAGTCTCGTCGCGGAGGCGCGGCCTGCCACTGCGTGAGCGGGATTGCCGCGGGGCGTGCGCGGCGCGGGGCCGCTTTGAAGCGATCGAAGAATCCCATGGCGCCTCCTCAGGCGAACCAGAACTGCTCGGAGAGGGCGAGCTCGTGCGCCCCCCAAACGAATGCGTCGGCGCGGTCGTCGCGACGGCCGTTGATCCCGACGAACGTCGCGAGCTGCTTCTCGAGTTGGGGATGCGCGCCCACGAACTCGATGCGCCCGGTCTCAGCCAGCGCGCTGATCGGCTCGGCCCGCTTGCTCTTCGCGGCGGTCGCGCGGACGGGCTTCATGTTGATGTCGACGCCCATCTCCTGCGCGACGGTGTTGATCACCATCTCGACCATCTCGCCGCCCGCGTTCACCTCGACGACGAGCGCGTGCGCATCCCACGCGAGGTACTCGCGGATCGCGGCGGTCGCCCACTCACGCGGAGAGCCTCGCAGCGAGGCGTCCTTGAGCACGCTCAGCCGCTTCAGCCCTGCGTCGTGGCGAGAGCCCATGGAGATGATTCCGGTCTCGTCCGCGCCGGTGTCGCTAGTCGGGGCAGGGTCGACGGCGATGATTCGGCGCTCGAGCTGCCGCGCGTATGCGAACGGGTCCTCGGGCATCACACGCGCCCACTTGGCCGAGCCGAAAATGGCGCCGGGCACGTCCATCAGGAGTTGCCCGAGGACCTCCTGCCGACCCCATCGCGTGCCCATCATCGCGCGCATGGCCGCGAGTGCGCTGGGCGCCAGGTTCGCGGAATTGGCCAAGGAGCTCCCGGTCACGACGACCGAGTCCGGGCGGTTGATCAGTTCCTCGAGCTTCTTCAGCGGGCGCGGCGTTCCCGTGAGCAGGCACTGGGGCGGCTGCGTGCGCGTGCCGATGCGGAGGATTAGCGGGAGCTGGTCGAGCGCCGCCATCTCGTGCTTCCACGAGGCCGGCTCGTCGCCCCAGGCCCACTCGCAGTTGGGACCGCGGAGACGGTCCGGTTTGTCGGCCGAGTAGCAGACGGCGAAGGCGCCGTTGGGCCAGGTGACGCGCCGCTTGCTGGGCTCGTAGATGGGCGTGGCCCACGGCGCGGCGAGCGCCAGGATGCCGCTGGATCCTCGAACCATCGTGTCGCGCACGTCGGCCGCGGTCGGGCCGATCAGCGCGCCGATGCTGCGCCGATGCGCCTTCTTGTGGACCCATCGCGAGCCCGTCCAGGTCTTCCCGAAGCCTCGACCGGCGAGGACGATGCAATAGCCCCAGAGCGTCTCGGGCGGGATCTGCTGGCGCCTCGCCCAGAAGTCGTGGTCGTAGACCAGCTGGGCGACCTCGTGATCCGAG